GGTGTCCAATTTGGGTCTTGGTCAGTATTAACCTCACCCCATACGTTGGCGAAACCAATAATTCCCGTAGCTGCAAGCCCTGTAACAGATATATCTGCGTTAGCTGATGTGGTTACAGTACCAAGTTCTGCGTTTGCTTGCAATCCCGTAACTGATACGACGATTCCAAGGGCGACAAACACGTCACCTATTACACCGTCGGCCTCTACACCAGTCGGGAACACATTGGCTGTACCAGTCATGGTAACAGTGCCAACAACGCCATCGGCTTCTACACCTGTGACAGGAACATTAGCTTCAGCATCAACCGTAGCATCGCCAATCGCGCCGTCAGCCTCTACCCCCGTTGGGAATACGTTGGCTGTACCCGTTGTAACAACTGTACCCACGGCCCCATCGGCTTCTACACCAGCGGGTTCTATTTCCGCGGCGGCGCTAACCGTCACGGTGCCTATCGCACCAACTGCGCTTACTGCCTGAACAAGTATATCTGCTTCTGCGTCAACACCTACGTCGTTTATACGCCCGACTGCAGCGACACCCGTTACAGCGATATTTGCCTCTGCGTCAACCGATACAGACCCAATAACGCCTTCTGCGGCTACGCCATCAACAGAAACAATGGTTAGGTCAGTGCCCCAAGCCGTTTGGCCCCAAGCACCTGAACCCCAACCAATGTATTCTACTGAAGACGCCATACAGACACCTTACGGAGTAGCAATACGCACAATGGCGCTTGTAGAGTTTGCTGTAGGGAACTGTACTTGGAAGTCACCCGCCGTAGAAGTCTTGTCGGTGTCGCCAAAATTCAAGACAGCTATAGCAGGATTAGTGCCACCGACTTTATAGATTAACGCGCCACGAGCTGTGATTGTGGCGTCAGTCCATGTAACGGTGTCTGCTGCGGCTCCACTTTGTTTAAAACTAAGATACGCCGTTGTACCGGAACCACCATCCGTAGGAGCAGTAGACACGATAATTGCCTGTCCCCCCGCGACGTAGTTTGTACCCGTTACCTCGTTAAGCGTGGTGTACACTGTGGTGCCCGCGCCTAAATCTGCCGTGCTAGTGTACAAAGCGATCTTGAAAGTTTGTGATGTGTCACTGCTAAAATCCATTTCGCCGTCGAGTAGTGCGACTTTGAAGGATGTGCACATTGCTTGAGTAATTGCCATTTCTGTCTCCTTAACTTACTGGCACTCGGAACTGTCCCGAGCGGTATGCGTCTTCTCGTAATTTGCCGTCTCCAAGCCCCTTCAACAGCGTTACTGATTGCAAGTACAGTTTTTCGTACATCGCAACAATATCTGGTTCGCCCTTCATAAAGCGAATTGCTTCAATCAACGCACCATTGAGTAGAGCAGAATCAAACTCGTCCCCAAGCCATGTAGTGCCAGCAGTAACGATTGATTGAGGATAATATCCATAATGCAGCTCCGAACTGTATGAGGAATCTGGGGTGGGTCCAACGATAAACGTGTTGTCATCAAAGTACGCGTAGTGTTTCGGTAGCCCTGTAACCGTGGGGTTAGGGTAGGCTTCACGCATGAAATTAACGTCTTTGTTCAGTAGGAAGTGATAAACCCCGCTACCATCAATAACAGCCAACGAGTAAGACCACAGGAAGTCAGAAGGTGTAGACAGGTATTTGTTGGTGTTACTTAACGTACCCGTCACGTTCTTACGTAGCGCAGGTATCTGCACTGTGTTATATATTTTCTGTTCAGCCTGCTGTGTGAACATAGCGAGCTGCTCATCTGTGAATGTGTTCTCACAAATGTCTTCGATGTTTGTTTTCAGCTCGGTATAGTTCATAGCTTACCCCATAGGCCCACGGGCCATAAGACCCTTCGTAGCAGCGCCTGTACCACGAACTTTAATACCCGTAGTCTTTACACCCTTCATGCTAGGCTTCGGTGCGTGCCCGCATGGTTGAACACCTTTGGCCTTGATGACCTTGGGTTCTTTCATATCAAATACTTTCATCTCATCACTCCTATGATGTAGTTACTGTAACTTGGCCTATAACTCCAGTGCCAACTAGCACGTTAGGTGTAAGGCCAAAAGGATCATTACCACCACCGACTGGTGCCCAACCCCACTGAATGTTGCGGCTGCTGAAATCTCCTGAAGGCCCGAGGCTTTGGTCAGGTCGTGGATTACGGATAGCTTGCGGGTCGTTAACAGGAAACTCACCCAACCTAAGTTGTGGTTGGTCAGGATTCCAACATTCGCGGCAGGCTTTTACGTTTGTATCTCTACCCTTAACAATAAGGTTCTTTAGTTCCCGCAGCTTGTACTGGAACCCGCACACGTCGCAGAGTGCTATAACTCGTTGAGAAGATGCAAACGCGTTGCCCATTATCCGATCCTACTTATTCTAGGTACGAATCGCTCTGAGGTTTTTTCTCGATCTTCACCTGCGGCTAGGGTATATTGTTCGTCGTACACCGCTTTGAGCATGGGGATACGATCCACCAACTCTGGTACTTTCATGGCTATGTAATACGCCAAACCTGCAACAAGGCAAGGGAAGAACCGGAAGTTCATATCCGCGGTCTGTGCACCTGCACCTGCGTCTTCGACACGACGCATACGCCAGTAATACAGTATATAATCGTTGTTATTCGGTACAGGCCACACGTTTACATGTGGTGCGTCCCTCAACCGCTCTACGTAAAGCTGTATCGGACGCCCTTCTGATAGTTTATTAGGTATAGTCGCGTACGTACTTACACTGATCCGGCTTATGGTAAGATCAGATTGTGACGCGGTGTTACCACTGTTAGTACGTATTTGGTGTTCCATCAAATCAATGGTGTCCGCTGGTAACGCGTATCGAGAAGTACCCTGTACTAGGTTTATCGTGCCGGAATCAATGGTCCACATGTTAATACCACGGTTCTGCCACTCGATTGTCATCAAGTTCATGGAGCGACGGGCGGTTCGTAGGTCATATCCAGATCGCATCTCGCGGCCCGCACGTTCCCATGCTTCCTCGGCAATCTCCGTGAAGTCCATATTAAACGCTGTGGTGCCTGATGTTGTCATGTTTTACGCCTTTTTACCGGAGATACACGCTTGGGCTTACCCGCTGGTTGCCCTAAACGCTTTTTCTGCGCTACACGTTTACTCTTTTCTGCCTTCGTCATTTCCCCGCTAGTCGTCGGAGTTTTACTAGAAACCTTCTTCGTGGGCCTGCAATATGGTGTCCCCCGCTTTTCGCCCTTAGAACGTCCACATGGTTTACCCGTGCTTACGTCCTTCCAGTCTTCTTTGAACCAACGCTTCAACGCGGCTCCTTTTGCGGTTTTGCGAACAGCCATTACGACTTACTACCCTTCTTTCTGCACTTGGCAATCGCGCCACTTGCGTACGCGCTAGGGAAAACCTTGTATTGAGCTTTCACCTTGCGGTAGCAAGAATCCTTGACCGTGCCGCCCTTCTTGTAACCTTTGCTACAAGAGGAGCAGCCGCAACCTTCAGATTTGTAGTACCTACGCATCAGCGCATCTTACAGGCTTTGCCGCCACGGGCCATGCCGTAACCGCGTACTTTGCCACCACCTTTGTAGGCTTTAGCCATGCCGCCGCCCATCATCTTTTTAACTTTGCCACCCTTATTCATTTTGGACATCAACTCCCCCCGCGCGGCTCTTTCGTTCATGTTGATATTGTCAGGGCTACGAGTGCTGCCTTCTTCTACCATAGGACGCATCTTTTTAGCGGGACGTGCTTTAGGGCGCATCTTCTTCATAGCGGCCATTTTTTCCATATCTTTTGGGCGCATCTTCGGGCGTGGAGAGGACATAACGTCCATTCCGGCTTGATATTTTTTCATCTTACGGTTTCCTTGTAATTGTGTTTCCATTTGTGTGCGCCCTATAGCCATCTAGCAGTTCCACTTCCGCAAGCTCTTATTGATTCGACTATCTGGGTCGTTAGCCGTCTTTGAGCTTGTGTTGCGTTTCTTCATACCTTGCATACGGGCGCAGAAAGACTTCCGCCGATTGGCGGCTTTAGAGCCTTTTTTCAATTCACTTGGTTTTTTGGTGACAGCAGTCTTCAACTTACTGCCGGGATTAGCTTTCCGATAGCTTGCAACACCTTTGGCGTTGAGGCCACCGGACTCACTTTTACCTTCTTTGCGTGTCCAAGCAGGAGACTTTTTAACAGCGCCGCCTGATTTGTAGTAACACCGCATATCGCACCTCTAGCTATAGAACACTGTCATGGCGCTGATGTTGGTCATTGCCGTGATAAGTACATCATCCTTACACCGAAGACCCCAATCTGGGATGTTAACGGAGTGAGAATCTGAAGCTAGGAAGTCAAGATCAAGCACAGTACGACCACCAGAACCATCTGTGATGGTAAGACGGCCTGCGCCACCCGAAGTAGTAAGTACCTGAACTTGTCGAATACGAGCTGGACCTACACCCAAAGATGCTGCCGTTGTGACTCGTTTTGACTGTACGTCTGAATTTGACATCCGTTATCCCTTCTTCTTTGAAGGACGGCCACGCTTCTTCGCAACTGGGGCTTCTTCCCACGCCTCATTAACAGCGGGTGTAGAAGGATCGTCTGCTTTAAGTGTGCCGTTCTCATTACGAGCGCGTGTTTTCACGACACCGATTCCTCGGGCCGCTAGCTCTTCAGCGGAAGCTGGTTTGAATCTACTCATAACCTAGCTCCTTATGCTGCTGCGATTGTGGCACCTGTGTCAGAACGCTTCCAGTTTGTTCCGTCAGAGAAAGCCAAGATTGCAGCGCCTGCAGCGCCGTTTGAAACGTATACAACTGTACCTGCACCTGCAGCGGAAGCTGATGGAGCGTCTGCAACTGTGTATGTTGGAACAACGATGTCACCGATAAAACCGTTGGTAGAGGTCACTGGACCTGAAAATGTAGTATTCGCCATGAATATGTCCTCACATGCGAGTTAAGTGAATCTGTCTGCATGTCGTCAGTCGGGCCTGTCAGATTCACGGGGTAGTCCCGATACTTAACAATATACCGCCTTATAACGTGATATGTCAACAATAAGAAAAGGGGCCACCGAAGCAGCCCCTCTCTTGTACTGTGTCTTCCAGCTTATGCGCCGGGAGAACCGAAGATACCCAGTGGGTCAGATACACCGAAGCTATAACGCTCACGGGCTTTGTAGCGGCTGTTGCCAGTATCAAAGTCAGCATCCATCGAAGTAGCCATTGGGCTACGTGTGAAATGCTTCAGACCGTTTGGAACGTCAGTCATCAAGAACCATGCGTTGGTGTCTGTCAGGTAGTGGTTGACAGAGTAACCTTCAGGGATTGACCCGTTGTTACGCAGTGCGTTCAAGTCGTTGTCTGCTGTGCCTACACGACCCTCGGTATCCAACAAACGTGTAGCAACGAATTGCAACGCTGGTGGGATAATCAATTTGCGTGGTTTTGAAGCAATCAACAAGCTACGCTCGTCTGTCCAACCGGAAATCTGAATAACAGCCGCTTCAAGTGAAGTTTCGTTAAGATCAGCCGCAACTGTTGGACGGTTCGAGTTAGTGCCACCGGAAACAAGCGGGTGCGCTGTTGAACACAATGGAACGCCGTCACCGTATGTGGTGCCTGCAGCGAACGCGTTGTTCAAGATAGACGCAGCTTTAACTTGCTTGGTGTATGCCATCGCACGAGCGAGTGCTTTAGTATAACGAGATGACAAGGAGTCATACAGGTTATCCTCAATAGCTTCCTCAGTGATTGAGAAACCCATTGCCACTGTTTCGTGTGTATAGCGAGCGGACCATGCTTCTTGCGCATTGTCGTACTCGATTGCAGAGCCTTCGTCTTTGACTGGGGCTGCTGAGAAACCGGATAGTTTGGTTTCTTCCTCAAATGAACGGTCTGAGGACTCTGTTTCAAAAATTTCGGCGTGTTCTTCGCCGTATTTTGCGTATTCCATTCCGAACAATGCGTTCAGGCCGGGGAGCAGCTCTTTAAGTAGCTGGGCGCGTGAAATAGCCATGTTTTATTCTCCTTATACGCCAGTAGCGTTTTGATACTGG